ATCATCATAAAACTTTTTAAAATAATTATGAATATACTCAGCACCTTTCCTTGCACCGAAATGCTGATCTGTAATAATTGCTAACTTCATCTGTTTGAGGACTTGTACTGAATATTATCTTTAATTGTATTATAATCAGAACTACTACCTGCCATTGCACTATCATCTACAGTCATTACTTCTTCAAATCCTGTCTTTTCAATTATCTTTGTTTTAATTTCTAACTGTTTCTTTTCTTTTTGTATTCTTCTCACAAAGGCATAATAAATTATCTGCGTAAAATACGCAAACGGATTGTTTGACTTTTTAGGATTAAAGTTATCCAGATATTGCAAACAATTTTCTATGCCATCTGATATCATATCGTCTCTAAATGTATAATTGATAAAGTTAGGTCTGTAAGACAAATGGTTAGCGATTTTTAAAAAACACTCACCTATATAATTGGTTACTGGTGGGTTCTTTCTTTTTCGTTTTTTTGCCTTCTCACACTTCTCTTTGTATTCAATCATAGCGGCTAGAAACTCTTTGTTATCAACATAATGTTCTTTTTTAGTTGTACTTCTTCTTGCCATAATTATCTCACTATACTATATTTTGTTGTTAAGGTCAAGCTCCTAACTAATTTTGCCGTCCCATATGATAGGTGCTTGACAAGGTGTATTTTTGGTGTTATATTCAGCGTGTCGCTGGTTGCTAGAGAATATATTAAAGAGATACTATTATTAGTGTATCGTCTTATCTTTCTTTTTAAGGTCATCAAAGTCATCAAATATTTCCTCAAACTCTTCTCGTTCGGACGGCGACATCATTTCTCGGTCCATTAACTTACGAGTTCTCTCATTTTCTTCTCGTCTTACTAACTTGTCATAGTTGTTATAATCTACGATAACACTTCTATAACTTTTAATCATTTCATTACTTGCATTTGTTATTGTCAAAATTTTATCTTTAGGTATGGTAACCAATTTATCGTTAGTGTAGCCTGCCCATTTTACTAGAGCAATATAATCTTTGATACCTATGTTTGTTATTTGAGGTACATACTTTACTTCTAAAGGTTTATCAAGTGTAAGTAAAGGTTTGTTTTGTTCGGCGTGTGCAATCTCGCATACAATATCAGTACCATTAATCAACTTAATGATTTTGATTTTAGTAGTACCGTCTGGTTTCATTTCGTTAGGATTGTTAGGCATAGATTACTCCTTTAGTTCTACATTATGAATTTCATAATCAAAACTCTCTTCATTGTAAATATTTATTCTTTCTCGGAAGTGCTGAAGGGTATAATTTTCTTTTTCTCCATATGACACATCATCAGCAATATCATATAAAGTTGCATTTGTTTTGTTATCTCCTAGTCGTAAACCACGACCAATAGATTGTAAGTTTCTTATCCTACTCTTACTAGGACTAGAAAAAACAATATTATGTAAGTTTCGTATATTGATACCAGTTGAAAATGTACCATAACTTGCGACAATAATCGCACTATCCGATTTTTCTGTAATTGCTCTAATTTCTTCTCTTTCATCAGCGTTTACTCCTCCGTATACAAAGAATACTTTTCTTTCAGGATCCTTTAGTCTTATAAGTTCTTCTAATACTTTACCGTGTTTCTCAACATATTGAAATAAACACAATGTATTACCTTGTAGACCAACACATAGATTTTTTATATAGTTGTTTCTACTCTTACTAGCACACAAATAATCCATTTCTTCTTGGTATGTTTTATCTTTTAGATAATCTCTAGCGTTTTTACCGTGTTGTAATATCAAACAATGTATTTTAAACTTCGCTAGTTGTTTCTTTTCTATCAAGTCTGTCGTTTGTGCTACTCTATTGACAGCACCAAATAAACCTTCTAATACTAGTTTATGTGTTTTAGAACCATCTAAAGTACCTGTCATACCTATTCTGTATTTGCAATTAGTCATCTTTGTCATTATAGTTGTTAGGGACTGGGATTTAAATAAATGTGCTTCGTCACCAATAACAACACCAAAGTCTGCAAACCACTTTTTAGGTAGTTTATATACAGATTGCCAAGTAGATATAACAACTCTTTTAGTTGTATCTTTTTCGTGTCCTTGATATATTCTATGAATATGTTTTACATTATATCCATAATCTCTAAAATCTTTATACAATTGTTCTACTAGTGAAGTTGTAGGTACAATAATTAATACTTTATTTGCTTTTCTTTCTTTTAATCTTAATAGTTGAAATCTTAAAATCAAATATGCAATCAATGATTTACCACTAGCAGTTGGCGACAATAGTAAACATCTGTCTTCCTGTATTGCGTGATAAAACGCATTGAATTGATAATCTCTAATCTGTAAAGGTATGTTTAATGCCTTACAAAATTTAGCACACTCTATCTTATCTAGTGGTTTATTATTTTCTTTTATTTTTGTAATAACTTGTATATTATTATCTTCACAAAACTTCTTAACATATGGCAAAAGACCATAGTATATTTCACCTTTTGCATATTTAAATAATCTTATTTTACCATCCCAATATCTATTTCTATATTGTGGCATAAACTTATAACCAGGTACTTCAAAAGTAAAAAACTCACTTAACTCTCTACGAATATCGCTCTCAGCGTCTATCGTAAGATACACCTCGTCTTTCTTTTCAATTATAATATAACGATTTACTACCATTTTATTGAAACTTCGTGCCTAATGTCCAACCTACTAGTGATTTTCTGAAACCTGTTTTTACAGGTAATACTCTATGCCATAGACCAGAATAAAATATAATCATTGTGCCTGGTGTAATTTTATCAAACTTATGAAATTTTGTTTTCTTTGGGTCTGGGTGTGGTTCGCAAATCTCTAATTCACCACCAGTATACTCATCATTTAAACATAATGTAAAACTAACTTTTCGTACCGTCTGGTCTCTATAAGCGTGAGTATGTGTATCTTGGTGCCAACCATAATGATGACCTACTCCATAAGTTGTATATTGGAAATCTTCAAACATTTTTAGTTTAAAGTGCCACATACATTCCTCGTTTGCTTGATTGATTGCAGGAGTTATATTGTCTATAAGATATTTGTCATTTAAGAAACAGCCTTTGCTATCTCTTATTGTATTCATACCTTCTTTGCCGTGAATTTTTAAGTCAACAAGTTTTTTCTGTTTTGCTATCTCGTCAACCTTTTGTAGAAACTCTTTACTAAAGGCATTATCTCTACGCCAATAAATCTTATTGCCTATGTAGTGTGCCATTAAATCGCTCCGCTAGTAAACTTACGCCACTCAATCGCATCCTTTATTAAAAATCCTCTATTTTGTATTTGTCTGATTGTTCTATCTAGGAAGTCAACAATAGTTTCCAAGTAATCTACTTTTTGTTTTATCTTCTGATAATCTTCGTCTGCTTCAATATACTTGTCTACATCTTGTTTTAGAATTTTTAGATTGAATGGTTTTTGTTGATATACCATAGGGTCTGCTTTACCTGTATAGTATTCCCATTTATGTAATTTAATTGTTGCAAGTTCAGCACTTGCTTTAGTTTTCATTAACTTAAACTTATTGTAATGTTTCAAAAATTCATTATGTAATTGTGGTGTTTTAAGAGCTTCTAAATCCAACTCCGTATCATTAATCTTTAGTTTTTTCTCAGCGATATCTTGTAATTCTTCAAGTGTCATATTATTTTTTCACCTTTGTTAGCCTTATAATATTATACTATTTTTAGTGCTTTGTCAAGCTTTTACGATTGCGTAAGTGTGGATTTTTTACCTGGTTCAGCAAAATCGTACAATGTATATTTGAAGTTTACCGTTGAAGTTAAGTATTGTACATCTGTCGCTTGTGTTGAGAAACCAACACCAGATAAACCTGTTGGAAATATGTCTGTAAATCTTACTTCTTTTATTACATTGTTTTTTGCTGATAATATTGATAGTGTGGCGTCTGATAAAGTAGCACCTACATTTACAGCAGTTCCTTCTCTACCTGCAAATTTACTTACACCAGATAGTTCTTTACCTTGCGTAGGAAATCTATCTCTACCTGCTTCTACTAAATTTGCATATTCAGTATGGTCAGCAGGAAAACCTAGACTTCTTAACCAAGTGTATATCTCTTCAAAGTTATCAAACTTTTCATCTACTAAAAATGTTAATGACAAATCACCAAACTCTAATTTAGTGCCTGGTAAAGGTATATCTCTTAATGTAGTTAGTTGTGTAGCATTACCTAGACTGATACCTGGTATATTAACTTCTGTACAGAAAAACTCCACTTTAGGTAGTTTTGCAATACTGAATTTAAATTGACTAGGACTAGCATAGTCTTGTTGCGTAGGTTGTCTACTAATTGAGTTAATAGTTGTCATACTACTATTTATACGACTTAATTATCCTTCTGAATATTCTAAAATTCTTAACTATTGTATCTGTAGGAATAGGTGCACCAAATAAATTTAGTGGTTTACCTTTGACTAGTTTTTTTATGTACAAAGGATTGTCTTCAAAGATTATGACATTGTTCTTTTTCATAGGCTAAAAAAAAGGCGACCCGAAAGTCGCCTTTTTTCGTTTTCAGTATAAACTGATATACAGATTACGCCAAGTTAACTACTTGTACTTTTCTGTAATATCTGTTTGAGTTAGCAGCACCAGCACCGTCAATAACAGCGTCAGACGAAGCACTTGCTTCAGCAAAAGGATTTGCTTGTAAGCCGTATCTTGTCTTAAATCCGATTTTCGGTTGGAAAGTGTCCTGACCAACTGCTCTAACCATTTGTAATGGTACATAAGGGCAGTAGAACATACCAGCGTCATAAGGAGAAGTTCCTTTATAACCTACTACATAGAATTGTTTTGTAGCAGCGTTTGCTGAATATGGGTCAATGTATACTTTAAATCTGCCGTTTAATACACCAGCAAATGTGTTTCCTGTGTCATCAACATTTAAGTTGTTGTTTAACGCAGGTGTGTAGTCAAGTATACCAGCCATTTGTAATGCACTAGCAACATCAGAAGAACAGATAAGGATATTTCCTTTTCCTCTTCTTGTTCTTTGTGCAATAACATTAGCGTCTCTTTCTAACTGGAACATTAAACCTTTAAATCTTTCAACAGACCATCTACCGTTGGAATCAGTATCTAAATCAAAGATTCCTGCGTTAGTTGTATCTGTAGCAGCACCTTTTTCTGAATTAATGTAAATTGTTCTTACAACTTCTCTATTAATTTCAGCAAGGATTTCAGCAGAAAGAATATTAGCAAGTTCAGTTTCAGCGTCTAAGCCGTGAATTGCTTTAAGGTCTTGTGCTAGTTCCATTGTGTACTCAGCTTTTAGAGCTCTACTTTTAGCAGTTACCGTTGATTTCTCAATTGAGAAAGCCATTTCAGCAAATGCGTTGTTAGCAGCGTCTCCTAATGCCTCGGCAGTAGCCGTTGACATACCTTCACCAGAAGTATAAGTTCCAGCTGGGGAATCGTTAAGTACAGCAGGGTTGTTTTGTGCAGGCGAATTTGTTGAAGTTCCAGATGATCCAGGAATGTTAGCGTTAGCAGCATTTCCAGAAAATTTACTTTCAGCTTCATCAAAAAGCGCTTCAGTTCCGTCTTGAGCTTTGTATCTGCTTCTCATTGCAAATATAAGTCCAGTCGGTCCAGACATAGGTTGTACACCAGCAATATCGTAAGCGATAAGGTTAGGCATACTTCTTCTTACAAGACTAATTAGGATTGGATCCCAGTTAGCAATGTTAGAACCAGTCTGGTTAGTAGGAGCAGCTTCGTTTAAGAAAGCAGCGTCCTCTTTCAGCGCTCTTTCTTGGTTTTCCAAGATAACGCTGGTTACAGCTCGTTTATAGCTATCCGTAACCTTAGGAAGGTCAGGATGGTCTAATACTGGCTGCCATTTTTTTTGGTAAGTTTCAGATAAGTACATATCTTTTTCCTCTCTCCTATTAATTTGACAACTTAATGTCTTTAGTTTTACTAATAGCGGTAGTATAAGCAGCCATTGCATTAGACAAATCTTCAGTATTGACACCTTGATTGTCCGCTACCGCATTATCTACTTCGCTGTCAGAATTAGCTTCTTTTTTATTTCCGAAATATGATTCCTTAATAGTCTCACATTTCTTTTTAAAGTCATCAGCGTTAGAATACTCAACTTCTTCTGTTAATTTAGCAAACTTCTCTTTTGAAGTGTCTGCTAAATCAGAAGCAACTTCAGCAATAATGTCTGTTCTTTTCAAAGAAGAATTTTCTTTGTTCATTTCAACATTTTTGCTAATTTGTTCGTTAAGTTTCTTCTCTAACTCTTCAATTTTTGAAGCTTGGTCTTCTAACACATCATATTTTTCATCAGGAACATCAATATAGTGGTCTTCAAAAAGTTTTTTCAGACCATTGATGAAGTCCTCAGCAATCTCTCCCTTGATACCTTTTTCAATAGCAAGTTCGTTTTCTTTCATCCACTCGTTGACAACATAGTTCATATATGCGTCTACCTTCTCAACAAGGTCTGTTTTTGCTTTAGATACTTCTTCGTCAAATTTCTTATTGTAGTCTGCTTGCATTTCTTCTGAAATTGCTTTTACTTTAGAAGTAATCGCAGCTTCAAAAATTGTAGCAGCCTTTTGTTTAAACTCTTCAGACAAGTCGGACTCTCCAGAGGTTAAAGCGTCAATGTGTTCTTTTACATCAACATCTTTTGCTTTCTGGTCGTCTTCTGATTTCTCGGACTTCATTTTCTTCTCATCTTCGTGTGAAGTTTCTTTTTTCATCTTATAACCTTCTTCCGTTTTTTCTTTGTCAGAAGTTTCAGATTTTTCTTTTTTCTTGTCCAAGTATTTTTTCAGACCGTCTGGCATTTCTCCTTCGGATATCTCCTTGCCGTCAGCGTCTTCAGCTTCTTCCTTCTTTACAGAAGGCATTGGATCAGCAGCACCAGCATTTTTCTGTTGTGCGTCACCTGAAACTGGCTTAACTTTCTTCGTTGCGTCTGGATTACTATCTGTTGGTTTAACAACAGCAGAACCTAAATCTTCAGCGTCATTTTTCAATGGTGAAGTTTCGGCAGCTACGGCGTTCTTTTTAGGAGCGTCTGGAGCTGTCATTTCGGCAACTTGTTTTTCTGTTTCGGCCATTTGAAGTTCTCCTTAATTTAAAAAAATAATTATTTTTTTCGTTATAATATATTTATAAAATTGCGTTCTTTTGTACGCAAATTATAGTTTTTTTAAGAAATCAGCGAATACATTAGCCTTAGCTTCTGCGATTTTTAATCGTTTTGCTTGTGCTATATACTCTTTATATTCTTCAATTTCTCTCTCTTTTATAACACCATTGTCCCAAACCCACTCTTTGTTTTCCATAATGCCTTCTACGAAAGCGTCTGGAGCACTTGGGTCTGCAACTATATCAGCAGCTGTTGCCAAATAGAAGTCTTTTCCGACTACTGCTTGACCACCTCTACCTCTTTCTAATGAACCCATACCACGACTTGATACGCCTAATTTAGCACCCTCATCTATAAGATTTTTTACTATCTTACCGTATGGTGTGTCCATTATCTTCGCCTCACCAATAAAATTATTTCCGTCTTCGTGTATATCTGTTATCATATGAGATACACGCTCAAGGTTTACCGTTGGTCCGTCAGGATGTCCTAACTCACCAAACGCTCTTTTTTGGTTGACAAATTCTCTATTATATCTGCTTACTTCTTTTGCTAGAGTTTCTTTAGGATAAACTCGTCCATTTCTATTTTTGATTTCTGATTGTAAGAAGACACCACGGATTTTGTAATTCTTTTTTCCGCCTACATCTTCGCATATGTACTCAACATTTTCAACTTGTTCAGTAATTAGTTTCATATGAATTATCCCTCTCTTTCCTAATATTTATAATATTTTTTATCTAAATTCAACAACTAAAGTATAGTTATCTCCTAATGCAAAGTTTTTCGTTGATAAATGCACTTTACCATTAGGCGTTGTTGCATTATTAGGAATGTCATTTCCAGCAGTTCTAAAATCTAGGTAACCATTACCACTCAATAATAGAGTAGTAGTATTTTCTGTTGCGCCTCCCCAAGCTAACTCAACTGCTGATTTTGAGTTTGCAACATTTATAGAGTACCAAACTTTTGCAATAGTTTTAGTACCATCGGCTGTCATAAAATTTGAAGTCGCTGGGTCAACTAATACACTATCAGTTTCTCCTGTACCATCACTATGATTTGTTCTCTTTACAACAAACTTTACGCCTGCTGTATCTGATACTATTTGCGTTGTTATTGCGTCAGCCATTATCCTGGATACCTCTCCGTTTCTTTATGCAGTTCTACTGCCATATTAAATTTACTTACATTAGCATCCGTAGTAATTTTTAACTCGGTTGCTGTGTTTAGTTCTTGTTTAGGTGTTAATCTTTTTTCACCACCTTTTAGTCCCCAATTACCAAAACCTGTAAGACTTATTGTATCTTCACCGAGAGTTAAAGTTGCAATTCCTGTTCCTCTAATCTCGTAATAAACATTTGCTAATGAAACGCTAGTGTCGGAACTATACAAAGTTCCATTTTCGTTTTCAGCGCCACTAGCATTAACAATTGCTTTAGTAGCGTCATCTGTTTTAGAGACAACACTTAAAGTCATTTTTATTCCTCAAAATATGCTTTAATGTCGTCAGCAGATATACCACTTGCAGCCGCAACTTCATCAACTTTAGTTTCAATTATGCTTACTAAATCTTGTGGTTGTGACCAATCTATACCATCTAGTCCTTCAATCAATCCTTTGATAGCGTCTTTCGTTGCAGGCGCCAAAGCATTGTATTTGTCGTTACCTAGAAATCCTGATACATTACCAACTATACTTGATACCGTTAATGCCATTTTTATTCTCCTGTTTTAACTTCTGTTTCTGTACTTGTTTCAGGCGTCATTGCATTTTGCACTTCGTCCTGTGTAGCTGTTGCCGTAAACGGTTCCACAATTTCTGGTTTTGGATCCGAGTGAGGCTGTGCTGTATCAACTGCTACTTCTGTAGCACCATCAGACGGAGTTTGAGTTTGACCAGTCATAACATCTCTAGCGGCATTAAAAAGATTACTTGCATATTCTTTTCTACCTGTATCTAAAGCGTCACCAACTTTGTCTCTCATTGCGTCTTTAAATGCTTCACCAGCACCTGTATTATCTCCACTTGCAAGTTTATCAACAAATGTTTCTACATTACTTGGTTGTTTTTCATTATCAGCCATTATTTTTCTCCTATATTATTTCGTCTGGATTATTACCTGACACACTAGTTTGTGGACTTGCAATAATACCATCATCAATCTCTTGTTTGATTTGATTATCAATGTCAGCAATCTCTCTTTCAGATTGTTTTAATATGTTTTTTCTAACATAATTAACTGAAAAATATTTACCAACATAGTCTCTTACATCATTAGCAAGAGCAATTCTTTCTCTTAATAACTCAGCGTTTTTAAGTTCGCTGAAATGACCATCGGCAAGAAAATCATATTTAATTTTTTCTTTTATTGCTACCCAATCGTCATCATTGATTACTGATTTAAGAACCAATTGAGTTCTTAATAAATCATTAAACAATTCTGTAAATTTCTTTCTTAATCTTTGTACAAATTTAGTAAATTTTAATTCATCTCTACTAATTTCAGATGATCTACCTAGATTGAAACCTTGACTTGCCTCTAATCTACTTACAGGTACGTTTAATGATCTATATAATTTTGCTCTAAAATATTCTATGTCTGCTATCTCACCTAAATTAGCACCACCTGGAAGTGTAGTAATATCTGTTCCTCTACCACCTTCTCTACTTGGTAACCAAAAGTCTTCAAGCATTGACATATAATTTCTGTCATCTCTTATTTCTCCTGTTGAAGCGTCATAAACAAGTTTGTTTCTATATCTTGCCATAACATCTCTTAAATAAGATTCTGCTTTTGCCTTAGGTAAATTACCTACATCAATCTTAAATATTCTTCTTTCAGGTGCTCTTGCGATTCTGTAAATCACAGCAGCGTCTTCAATCATTCTTAACTGATTGACAGGTTTAATTGCCTTATGTAAATAAGATAATATTAAACCATTCTTATTCTGATCTATCATTCCTGATGGACAAAATGCAATAGTGTCCACAGCAATTTTAATTCCTTGAATAGCAGCCGATCCTTGTATACC